GCGGTCGTGGTTTGAGATTGTGCGCGAGCCGCCCACCGAGGTCGTCAGCCGCGTGCGCTTCTGGGATGCGGCGGGATCGGAAACGGAGCGATCACCCTACACGGCGGGCGTGCTGCTCAGTGAATCACGCAGCGGGATCTTTTACATCGAGGATGTCCAGCGGGATCGACTCGTCGCGGCCAAGGTGGATGCGCTGATGTTGCTGACCGCGCAACTCGACGGCCCCGGTGTCGAGATTGCCGAGGAGCAGGAACCCGGCAGCGCGGGCAAGGCGGTGATCGCCGCCCATCGGCTCCTACTCGCGGGGTATAGTTACACGGGGATCACCGCGACGGGCGACAAGGTGACCCGGTGGAAGCCGCTGGCGTCCCAGGCGCGGCCCCTCTCGGAGGGTGAGCTCTACGGGCGCGTGAAACTGGTGGTGGGCGCGTGGAATAAAACGTTTCTGGATGAGGTGGTCGCGAATAGACGATCCCGGTACAAGGATCAACTCGACGCGGCGGCGGGCGCGCTGTACCAACTCCGACTCGCGGCGCGTCCGGTGCGGATGGTCGAAGCCATGTGGGGGTGAGCGATGGCGGTGCTGAAAGCCAAGGCGCGGAAACGCTCCGCGACGATCAAGCAAAAAACCAACGGGGGGACGCGCTACCGGTTCCCGATGCCGGACAAAGCGCACGCCCGCAACGCCCTGGCCCGGTTGCCCCAGGCGGAAAATCTAACCGCTGCGGATCGCACGAAGATCCGCGCCCGCGCCCATAAAATTCTGGGGAAGAAATAGATGCCGGTAAATACGCCCCGCGACGAGTACACCGAGTACACGCCGATCTGGAAACGGCTACGCGACACGTTTGGAGGCCGGGATAAGATCATCGCGGAGGGCGATCTGTATACCCCTCGGTTGCCAGCCGCCACGCCCGAGGCCCAGCGGGCCTACCTGCATCGGGGCAACTTCTACAACGCCGTCCGGCGCACGGTCAGCGGGCTGGTGGGGGGTGTGTTTCAGAAAATGCCGCGCTTCGATGTGCCGCGCCGTGTGCGCCCGTGGATGGACGACGTGACATTGACCGGCGTCCCGATGGCATCCTTCGCCCTGAGTGCCACCGAGGATGTGATGCTGCTGGGGCGCTGCGGAATCTTGGTCGAAATGGCCTCGTCGCCGCTCACCGAAGTGCGGCCCTACTTTGTGAGCTACGTGGCAGAAAATATCATCAACTGGGACACCACGATCATCGAGGGCGACGAGGTGCTAACGCTCCTGGTGCTGCGCGAGCGGCCCCGGCGGGTGGATGAACAAGATGCTTTCCGCTACACCTCCATCGAGCAGTACCGCGAACTGCGGTTGCACCGGGACGGGGACACGCTGCGCTATACCCAACAATTGTGGCAGCGCCCAGACAAAGGGGGGGAGATCGAAACGGTGGGGCCGCGCCTCACCCCGATGCGCCGTGGTGAGGCGCTCTCTTTTATCCCGTTTACTTTTCTCGGTCCATCGGCTGTCACCACGGAGATCAAAGATCCGCCGCTCCTCGATCTTGCTAATCTCAATCTTGCACACTGGCGCAACTCCTGCGATCACGAACAAGGGCTGCATCTGGTGGCGCTGCCCACTCCGTACGTGAGCGGGATGAAGGGCGCCGGTGAGGATGTCGAATCGCTGCACATCGGCCCATCTACGGTCTGGATTCTTGAAAAAGATGGACGGGCCGGGATGGTGGAATTTTCTGGGGCGGGCATGAGCGCGCTAGAGAAAGCGCTGCTGGCGAAGCAACACCAGATGGCAACCCTCGGGGCCAAGCTGCTGGAGGAGCAACCCACCGTGGCGCAGGAGACGGCTACGGCGGTGCTGGCGCGGCACGCGGGGGAACATGCCACGCTCCGCACGATGGCCCAGGCGATGGAGCTGGGGCTGCGCGCCGCGCTGCAAACGATGGCGTGGTGGGACGGCCTCGACGCCCTGCCGAGGGATGTGCCGGTCAAGGTGGAACTCAACAAAGATTTCCTCCAGGTCAAAGCCCAGCCGCAGGAGATTCAGACCGCGCTGGCTACGCTCCAAGCCGGGGAAATTTCTTATCAAACATTCTGGAGTATTTTGACCGAGGGTGGCTGGGCGCGCTATGGGGTGACGGCGGAGGAGGAGAAGCGGGAGATCAGCCGGGAGCCGGAGCAGTTACCGCCGCCGACTGAAGAGGTGATCAAGGTGGACGAGGACGCATGAGCCGCCAGGAGGACCACGAGGAGATGAGCGCGCTGGCCGACACGCTGGAGCCGCAGCTAGAGGGGCGGTTCGTGCGCGTGGCGGATCGGCTGCGGGCGGGCGTCGATCTTGACCGGCTCACGCTGGCGCTTGCCAAGGGCGACGAGGGGGCCGCGCTGCGGGCCGTGCTGACCGATCAGCGATTGCGCGAGGTGATGGAGCCGGTAGCGACGGTGATCACCACGGGCCTCATGCGTGGGGGTCATCTGGGTGCCCGACAACTCAACCGGCTCTGAGCGGCGGCGCGGCGCGTCCAAGCGTCAGGCGGCGTTTGGATTCAACGGCAAGAGCCGCGAAGCGCAGCGCTGGGCGAAAAAATACGCGGGCGAGCGGATCACCAATCTCAACGCGGAAACAAAGATCGCTGTTCGGAAGATGATCGCGGACTCCATCCGCGAGGGCGTCCCCCCTCGGGAGTCGGCCAAGCTGATCCGCGAAATGGTTGGCCTTAATCGCCCGCAGGGGATCGCCTTGCGTCGCTACGTCCGAGGACTGTCTCCAAATCTCTCCACCGCCGCCAAGGCCAAGGCGGGCATCAGGCTAAAAAATACAATGATCCGGCGTCGAGCAATCACGATTGCTCGCACGGAGGTGATCGATAGTCTCTCGGCGGGCGTCGAGCAAGCCTGGACGCAAGCGCAGGGCAAGGGGCTGCTGGGGAAGAACGCCAAGAAGGAATGGATCACCACGCCCTTCGGGGCGTGCAATATCTGCCGTGCGCTCAACGGGCAATCGGTAGCCCTCCATGACAATTTCGAGAGCGTGCTGGGGCCGTTGGCGCGGCCTACCGCGCACCCGAATTGCCGGTGTGGACTGGCTCCGGTGCCAGGGGTGGGTGGGCCGCTGCGAGGTCGCGCCCGCCGCGATGCTGCACGACGCGGGGAGGGGCTTAGGCTGGAACCGAGAGAGGTCATCGCGCCGTCTACGTGGGAGAGGCATGTTCAGCGGGTGGATCGTTCCGGTGCGCCTGTGTTCGCAGCAGCGCGGCTCAAACTCCATCGCCAGATACAGGAGTATGTACTGGCTGGACCGCGAGATAAATCAGGCAAGCTGATCCGCCGTGCCACACCTGTGAAGAATCCGGAAATGGCAGTGCTTGGGGGCGGTCCCGCTTCCGGTAAAACTATCGCAAAGAATTCCGCCATGCGAGCCTTCAAGGGAAACGCGGCGGCTGTTGATCCTGACGAGATCAGGGCAATGCTTCCCGAATATAATCCACTAGTGGAGCGTGGCGCTATAAACGCGGCAGCAATTACCCACAAAGAGGCGAGTTATATCGCCAAAAACATCATACGAGAGGGACAGAATCGCAATTTACATATGATTGCGGACGGCACTGGGGATGGTAATTATGCGAGTTTTGTAAAAAGGATCACTGAATACCGAAAGCGGGGGGCCGGTAAGATCACCGCCAATTATGTGACCATCGAAACAAATGAAGCGATGCGTCGGATGCTGAAGAGGGCATCTAGTTCTGGGCGCTATGTTCCAGAGGATGTACTGCGGACCACGCACAGCGGTGTGTCTAAGGTGGTCCCTCGGGCGCTCTCGGATGATCTGTTCGATGATTTCTCGCTATGGGACAACAATGCGTTCGGTCAAGAGCCTGTACTCATTGCGAGATGGAGAAAGGGCGAAGTTTTGGAGATTCTTGACGATAAAAAATGGAGAAGATTCCTAGCTAAAGGGGGCAAATCGCGTTGGTTGAATCTTCGCCTCCAGCGCGATATAGGATTAAACATTGCGGCCACACCAACAGTGAAAGACGAAACCAACTAAGCCCTATATTATCCCGCTTGACGGGTATATTTTCATGTGTTACAGTATAGACAGATAATAATTCCTATTAAGCGGGGCGCAAAACTACATGATAGAAGCAGATGAGGTTATCGAGATGGCGACCGAGATATCCTTGGGCCACGTAAAGCCGCCGCCTGGGTATAATAAGGAACAACGCGATCAATGGGAACGGCTCTTGCGCCAGATCAGGGAAATTCAAGAGAAGGGCGGAACAGTCGATTTACCCTCTGAGATTCCATGACGATAGGGGGGGGGGTCGTGATCGCACCCTTTCGATCTGTTTTCCGGTGATCCCCTTGCAAAAACTTCCCAAATCTCCTAGAGTAAAAGGCGCGACATGCTGAAGCCTGTGGTTGAGAGTCTCGATCAAGTCCATGAAGACGCCCGCCAGCATTACACGGCGGACGGCGATCACCAGTTCGTCCTGGCCCTGGATGGCGATCCGTCCGGCTACGTGAAGCGCGACACGCATGTGGAACAGGTCAACAAAGTCGCGGAATTTCGCGACAGTAACACTCAACTCAAAGGCGAACTCGAAGCCGCGCAGGAGCGGGCGCAGAAATTTGGCGACCTCGATCCAGAGGCGGCGCGAGCGGCGTTGGTGCAAGTAGCGGAACTGCGAAAAAAGGGCGTGCGGAAAGCGAGCGACGTGGATGACGCGGTGGCCCAGGCGCTTCACTCGTTCAAGTCTACGGAGCTTGATCCGCTGCGCCAGCTCCTGATCGATGAGAAAACCGCCCGCCAATCCGCCGATCAAAAGGTGTCGGACGCTTCGATGCGAAACGCGGTCTTGACGCAGTTCCGTGCGGCGGGTGGTCAGGATGCGGCGGTCGATTTCGTGGTGGGCCGTGCGCGGGATGCGTTCGTGATGAACGGGGATGCCCTCACCGCCAAGCCGGGTGTGTATAGCAAGGACAACCCCGGCGATCCGCTGACCCTCGGGGAATGGATGACGACGCAGACGCGGGAGATCGGGTTTGCGTTTGGGGCGTCCAACGGCGGCGGCGCGCACACCCAGGACGGATCGCCCACGACGGCACTGCCGCCGGGGGCACAGTATCTCCGCAACCCCACCCCCATGCAGTTGGGGGAATTTGGGAAAGAGATCGCGGAAGGAAAATATATCATCGTGAACGAATAAATCGCCCTATACAGAGGGGATGGAGAGCCGGGGGCTTGCCATCACCTGATACCCTCACGGGGTGAGGAGATCCAGGCTACGGGGTAGCTTGCCTGTTGACTAGCTTTTTTAGTTTCAACAAGGAGCTATCTTGCTATGGCTGGAACTCTCGTTACCACAAATATCGTACAAACCGCTGTCGCGATGGGGCTGAATGCCCTCCGCGAACAGGTCGTGCTGCCTCGGATCGTCAATCGATCCTATGAGGATCGGATCGGGCCTGGGGCATCGAAGGGATCGACCGTCAACGTGGCGGTGCCTTCGGCTATTGCCACTCGGTCGGTAACTGCCGACGTTGTGCCGCCAGCTGTGACGGCGATCACCCCCACATCCGTTTCAATTACCCTCGACCAGTGGAAAGAATCGCCATTCGCGATGTCCGATCAGGCGATTAGTCAGGTACAACGCGGCATTATCCCAATGCAGATGTCTGAGGCGGTTAAGAGTTTGGCAAACACCGTTGACGATTATCTCTGGTCGCTAATTGATAGCACGGGCGGCGTGTACGGCTTCACCGGCACGAGCGGCACCACGCCGTTTGCGTCGAACGTGACGCAGTACCTTGATGCGCGGGCCATCGCTAACAATCAACTCATGCCGATGGATAACCGCTTCGTGATTCTCGATGCGGATGCCGAGGCGAATGCCCTGGCCCTCACCGCGTTCCTCGATGCGAGCGCGGCGGGCACGCGGGAGACTGTGGTGAAGGGCGATATTGGGTTTAAGCTCGGTGCCCAGTGGCTCATGAGCCAGAATGTTGCCACGCACACCGAGACAAACTCACCCAGTTCCTGGCTGGTGAACAACGCATCAGTGGCGGTCGGGGATACAACGCTGACGGTTGATGGCGGATCGGGTGCCCCGGTCGAGGGCGATATCTTCAGCGTGGCCGGAAGCACGCAAACCTATCAGGTGTCCTCGGCCACGTCCACGGTGATCACGATGACACCGACGATCAAGTATGCGTATGCAGATAACGCGGCCCTCACTTTCAAGGGATCTTACGTGGAGAACCTAATAATTCACAGGGATCTCATAGGCTTTGCAATGGCTCCACTGATCGAAACGGAGCAATTTGCGGGCGGCTCGATGAGCGCCACAGCCGTTGACGAGGACTCAGGCCTGAGTTTAAGACTTGAGGTCACCAGGCAGTATAAGCAGTGGCAGTGGGCTTTTGATGCCTTGTATGGCGGGGCTGTCATCCGTCCTGAGCTGGGCGTGATCATCGCGGGATAAAAGCACGGAGCTGGCTAGACCACTGAGGGCAGTGGTCTAGCCCTTCGCGTGGAGGTAATGGCTTATGGGTACAGTCCAGACGCGGCTGGTGACATTTCTGAAAAGCGGCGCGCAAGCGGTGATCAACGCGGCGGATTTTGATCCCGCCGTGCATCGGGAGGGAGCGGCGAAACCCACACCCAAGAAAAAGGCGAAGGAGTGGAGGGCTAAGTAAATGGCGGTGTACCCGAAACGCTCCACGTTTATCCAGTCGCTTAACCTCGCCAATACCACCGCAGGCACTTATATCAGTTCTGAAGTGTCGATCCCGCTGGGTGCGTCGGTGATTCTCGCGCAATCAGTCTTTGTGCGGGGTGGTGGGGGTACGTCGTGCGATGTGTTCGTCCAGACCTCGGTCGATAACGGATCGACCTGGATTGACGTGATGCAATTTGCATTTACGACGACGACCGTAACCAAGATCAGCGGCGTGCGTCCTTATATCGCGTTGGCTGCGAATGTGACTCCCACCGATGGAGCGTTGTCCGACAACACGATCCTCGACGGGCTGATCGGGGATCGGTTGCGCGTCAAAACGGTCGTGGTGGGCACCTACTCCAGCACCTCGACGCTGGACGTGAATCTCTGCATCAACTAGTTATGGGGACGTCAACGCTCGTCGCGACCGCGAAAAGTGCTAGCGCCAATTCCTACTGCACGCTGGCCGAAGCGGATCAATATCAAGACAATCGGCCTGCCGTGTCTACAACGTGGGCGGATGCCTCCGAAAACAATAAGATACGGGCGCTGCTCTGGGCCACCACGCTGATGGAGTCGCTGTTTACCTGGACGGCCTACGCGACGACCACCACCCAGGCGCTGGGGTGGCCGCGCACTGGGCTGCTGGAGCGGATCGATGTGGTGCTGGATTCGGACACGGTGCCCTCTGAGGTTAAGGACGCCGAGGCGGAATTTGCGCGGCAGTTGCTGGTGTCGAATCGCGGCCAGGACAACGAGATCGAAGCGCAGGGCATCGCGTCGATCAAGGCTGGCTCGGTGTTCTTGCAGTTCACCGCGAGCCAGTACAACAAAGTGGTACCGGATGTGGTGTACCTGATGATCCCCTCGGACTGGTTCTCCTCGGTGCGTGGGAGGATTACGCCGACGCGGCATCTGGAGCGGGCCTCGTGAGTTTGGCGACGATTCTCCAAGACGGGATCTCGATTGCGAATGATGTAACGAATTCATTACAGGCCACGGTGACGCACAAGGCGTTTTCCTCGGTCGACGGCTACGGAAAAATTACCTACGCCACGGGCGTGGCCCGCACCGCGATTGTCGAGCGCCGCCAAAAGTATGTGAGGACGGCTACAGGGGAT